GGATGTTTCAGAGCTGATTGCTTTGAACCCAACAGTAAGTAGGGCTACGCTGGGATCCAATCCTTCAATGGCTGCTGTACAAGCAGAGATTGAAAGGACAAGTCCTATGAGTGCGACAAACATAGAAGCAAAAAAAGATACAAGATATACAGACACTCTTAAATACCAAGCGGATCTTATGGCGTATAACGAGCGTAAAAGTGATGCTCAGCTTGCGTATCAACGTGAGCAGAGTAACATGAACCGTCAAGAGAATATTCAACTACGCATGATGGACAGCAGCGACCGCCGTGCTGACCGTCGCTCTGCTAATTTACGTGCTGATCGTAAAGAACGTCAGATGATGATCCTTCAAATGATTAAAGGATTACAGCAAGGAGCAATGTCTATTTAATTAGAAATTATAACCACTAATAAACTGGGTATGTTTGCTACTTCCACTTTTAGTATCAGCAGGGCGTTCCCATTTAGTCATCCAATAATCAGCAGCCTGTTGAGGTGTATCAAAAGTAGTATTTAAGAAACCACTACTGACCTCGTTATATTCAGGCAATTGATTACCACTAAGAGCGTGATCAATTTGCCCTCTCCAATTAGTCTGCCAATCTTTTACATTATCCTTCATAATATCTGAACGTCCATAAGAATTATTCCACTGGAACATTCCAAAAGAGTCACCACCATCACCGCCCGAAGGAGCAGTTCTAAATGAACTTTCTCGATCAATATTAGCCATCAATCCTAAGGCTTTATTATTGCTAAGTCCTTTATCTTTAGTCAGATAAGAGTAGACTTCACCACGAATTGCAGAACCACCGCCTCCACCAGTAGAGGCCGTAGATGTAGAAGTAGTAGAAGTAGGGGCAGTAGATGTAGCAGTAGTAGAAGTAGGTGAATCCGGTTTATCAGAATCAGGTTTTAAACCAGGATTAGTAGGTGCTTCCTCGTCAAAGGAGAACTCAGCTTGAGGCTTATTCAAGATTGCGAGAATCTGCTCATCTCGTTTAGTTTCTCTAAGGTCATCCTTCTCACGCTGTAGTTTTTCAGCTGCCTTATCTGCTTTCATAACAAAGCCACCAGCAATGCTTCCTAAGGCTCCAGTAATTCCAGCCATTCGCTGCTTACCTTGTTTGGTTTTAGCTAAAGATTTATCTAAGTCCGCTTTAATTTGAGTACCTTCTACAAGAGCATCAGCTTTGATCTCAGTTACATCTAATAATTTTTGAGCTTCAGTAGAAGCATTACGTTCTTTAGTACGAGCAGCAATAGCGGCTTTAGAGATGTTAGTAAAGTCTGGTGCTGATTCTCTAGATGAATTAAACATCTGATCAGAGCTTCTATTAACAGCTTTAGCTGCTGCAGCATAGTTGCCTTTTTTAACAGAATTGAAACGCATATCTGTAAATCATCTTTCGTTTATTCTAACTTTTGTAGAATATAAGAAATAATAAGTGAAAGCTAGATGGCTAAGAATAGTGCACAGGTAATGCCTTCTGATTATAAGGAACCGTCTGGAGTGCAACAAGGAAGACAAGGGCTATCTAAGTCTCAAGCACAAGGAATGGGAAATCCTGATTTTAAGGGGATGTCTGAGAAAAGGTCCAATTTCAAACCTGAAGTAAAGGGGGGTGGCGAGCCAGGCAAGAAGAGTATGGCGGAAATACTTGCTGCGGCTCAAGCAGGAGATGACGGCAAAAGTTATTCGATGCAGAGTAGTGCATCAAGTTCAGGAAGTGGTGGGGGTGGAAACAATTCGGAGCGGACTAGAACATCAAGTGCAGGAGGTAAAGATCCAGGTATGTTCAACACATCTCAAATTATTGATAGTTATATGGCAATGGATCCGTCTGAAGACGACGCTGAAGGGCGGTCTTATAAGTTAGGAACTGCTGCCGATATAGTAGGCAAAACATTTGACTCGCAGTTAGCTGAAGGAATGGCTCATACCCAAGCGGGTATTAGTAAGGATTTGATGGATAAACAGGCTTCTCTTGATAGAACAAGTGCAGGTGAAGCTAGGAATGAAGAATTTCAATACGGCATAGAAACGATGGGCGCTCAGTTTGAAGCTGAGAATGAGTTTGCCAATTCCCAGCATACGAGAGATCTAGGGATGCTTACCGCTACTGGGGCGCAAGACAGGCAAAATATTGTTGCTGCAGGTAATGAAGAGAGATTAGGCAGTATTGTTGATGGAGAACAAGCGAGATTGAATATTGGATCACAGGGTCAGCAGGATAGAGCCAATATTGAAACTCAATCTAGAGCAGACATCGGCAAGATTAGTGAACAAGGTAATCAAGACAGGGAAAACATTACGACTCAACAACAACAACAAGCCGAGCGTGAGCAAGGTAATATAGATAGTCAGGGTAGCCAGGACAGGCAGAACATTACAACTCAACAAGCATCTCAAGGTGCTAGAGAGGAGGCCAATATTAGTGCTCAAGGTTCTCAGGATCGTGAGAACATCCGTACTCAACAACAAGCACAAGCTGATCGTGAGGTAGGGAATATCCAAGCACAAGGTGAAGCAGACAAAGCCAACATCACCACTCAACAAACATCACAAGGTGATCGAGAGAGAGGAAATATAGATGCACAATCCACTGCAGACAAAGGCAATATCAATACTCAAGGTGATGTTGATATTAAGAAGATTGGTGCTGAAAGCGATAGAGATGTAAGGAATACTACAACAACTGGCGATGAAGGCCGTAAGACGATTGGAGCACAAGGAGATGATAACCGTAAGACTATGGATAAGGAAGATGAGCTGACTTCTAAGAAATCAAATAGACAGAATGCACGTTCCCGTTCTCTTGCTAGGTCTTTCTAATGGCTACCACTACCAATACCGGACGTGTATATCTAACTGCTGTTGATCAGTGGTTAGATAGTCTCCCAGCATCTGAGTCAGAAGACTTCAAAGAATTTGCTGAGGTAACTCCTTCTGTAATTGAAATTTGGGTATATGCAGGAATCGTAGGCTATGAAGGAACATTCAATGATTTAAGTCGTTGGATTAAAATGAAGTACAAGAAGCTTAATCGCCGTGAAATCCTTAATAGTGAAATTGCTGCGCTTCACTCCGATATACAAGAACTACGTATGGCAATTACGTCTGGTGAAATTAAAGGTGATAATGGCTGTGCGCGTTTGGCGGCGCTTGAAAAAGAGTTGCGCTCGCATATTGAAACGTCAGACCGAATGAATAAAACGACTGATAAGCGTGGTCTAATCCTTGCTGGTGCTGATCGTGTAATGCGTGAACTAACGGCAATCTTTAAAGATGACCCACAGTTTGCTGAACCTATTGATAACGCAATGAATGCAGTATGGTCCAAAGTATATAGCGAGATTACAAGCTAATGTATGGGTACCCCGTCACAGGGCCGATGGAAATACCCAGAGAGGTATACAGAAGTCCTAACGCTCCACCACCTCCAGAACTGCCAGAGCTTCCTCAGATTAACGATGCAAAAGTATCAGGACTGAGACTACAAGGAACGTTAGCAAAATCATTGCCTGGAATAAAAAATGCAGGGTCTATGACCAACGTGCGTCGTATGGAAGCTGAGCAATATGCATCAGATATTGGAGCGGCATTTGACATCTCTAGACAACAGAAACAACGAAGTAGAGCAATAGCTCGTGCAAAAAATCGACAAATGGAAAGGTCTGCTAAGCAATTTGGGGTACGTTAGACTTGATCTAAAGTAGTAACTTTATGGCAATACCTAGTGCAGCATTAGCGTATAGAAGATCAGCATTAATGACGGCTACCAAAGTAACTGTCAAACCACCATCAGAAGAAGTACTAAGAGCACGAGACGACTTCAAAGACTTCTGCGTATATATGGGTAAAGCTCCAGCCACTCATATGATGGAGTGGCATAACGAGTTATGTACTGGTGTAGATAGTGAAGTGCTGATTGGAATTGGTGGACCAAACACATCAATCCTTGCTCCACGAGGTTCTGCTAAATCAACAGTACTAGGACTATTTGCAGCATGGATGATCGGTAGACATACCGCAGCTAAGAAAATGTTACGTATACTATATATTGCGTACATGGTTGATATTAGTCGTGCTAAGTCAGCAACGATTAAAGGCATCCTTACGAGTAATAAATACAGAGAGATCTTCCCGATGGTGAGACTCTCGAAGATAAAACGTTCAGACGAGTATTGGTCAATTGATTATGATTTTGCGGGAATTGATACAGCAGGTGAAGAAGCTTTCACAATTGCGTGTGGTGGTCTCAAAGGTGCAATCACCTCTAAACGATCGCAGCTGGTGCTTATTGATGACCCTATCAAATCTGCCGCTTCGATCAACAACCCAGACATTCGCCGTGAGATGGAGCAGACGTGGTCTAACGTTATCGCACCAACGATGTTCCAAGGAGCTAGGGCTATATGTTTGGGAACCCGCTTCCACTTTGACGATGTTCACGCAACTTTGTTTATCCCCAAGAACAATTGGAAGCAGATAGTACAGAAAGCAGTCATTACTGACGCTGACGGAAGACAAAGATCCTATTGGCCAGAGTTCTGGTCAATGAAGTATCTAAACGAACGGAAGATGGAGGACCGTATTGCTTTTGCATATCAGTATCTGAATACTGCAGTTAGATCAACTGACGTTGGAATATCACCAGAGCTAATAATTAAAGGTGTAGTGCCAGAAGACTACGACTGCTTAGGTGTAGGCATTGACCTCAGTGCTGGACTGAGAGAAAAGAATGACTGGACAGTAATGACGTTTGGTGGAATTAAAGATGGAAAGATATATCTAATTGATCAGCGTAGAGCTAGGACTATGGGAAACCTAGAGAAGATGGACATACTGTGTGAAATGTTAGCTGACTGGAATATTCTTATGGAGAATGATGAAGGGCAGTTCTTCCCAACAATGTCTCCTTGCGTGATATGGCCTGAAGCTGTTGCATATCAGAACTCCTTTGAAGGTGATTTTAAAAGAGTAATACTAGAACAGCGTGCATTGTATAACTTAAGCGTATCCCCTGTGAAAGGATTTAAAGGAGATAAGTTAGCAAGATTACGTGGCGTGCTTGGTCTATACGAGCACGGTAAAGTCATTTGGAATAAGTGGCGTAAGTGGAATATCTTAGAAGACGAACTACTTAACTTCGGACAAACAACTCACGATGATGCTGTAGATAGTATGGTGTTAACTATGGGTGGGTTACTTAGACGAGGTAATTTACAAATTGACTACAATGATAATAGCTTTAATGTATAAGTATCGATGTCTGAAAGGAAAGCGGGTGACGTATTTAGGAATAACCTAGAAGAACGTATCGGTACTGAAGAGTACGATCGTATTTCAGCTGATGGTCATCAGGATGTACGCAAAGGTGGAAGGATTAGTGCTGCTGAGGCTACAGCCGAATTCAGAGAACGAGCTGATGGTGTAAGTCTGGATGATAAGATTTCTGAGTATCAGGGTATGGTAGATGGCGGTCAGAAGTTCAACAATAAAGCACAATCATATTTAGAGAAACACGGAATTAATTTCCCTGGATCTTCAGAAGTTAAAGATCCAGAGCCAGATCCAATTGAACCAATTGAAGCACCTAATGCAGGAAACGGTCCTGTTACTGGAGGACCAGTCAACATTGATACAGGTTCAGGTGATGTAACCTTCAATCCACCAAGTGCTGGTCCAGGTAAGGGTAGCGGCGGTGGCCTAACAGTTGTTCAAGACAATGATCAAGTCAGTAACGTCACTGGTAACGGAAATACTGTTACTCAAAACCAAGACAATAGCGTATCAACAGGGTATGGAATAGGAAGCGGTAGGTTTAAAAGTGCTTCCAGCTTAAAAGATCAATATGTATCTAACATCCTAAAACGCTGAGGACAGACTAATGCTTAAAAACAAAGATAAAGTAACCGCAAAGCAGAAAGCTCAACGTCAGCAGAATCGTAAAGATCGTAACACTGATACTGATCGCTCTGTAAATAAAGCCAATAGAGGTGACCAGCAAGGCCGACGTGCTGCTCGCCAAGAAAATTTTAATGCTCAAGGCAGTAATTCAGCTTCAGACTTTGATTTTAATCAGCACGGAAAAGGTCACGTTGGTAATCAAGAAGTCTCGCACTTAAAAAAGCAGGGCAACTCAAGAGAAGACATTATGTCTGCTGCTAAATCAAGCGGCGGTGATCTGGGTGAAAGGACTGAGAAAAAGTTTTCACGTTGGGAAGCAAAAGCAAAAGCAAAAGAAGTTAGAGGCCAGAAGCCTCCTACAAACGAATCTGGGAACGAAGCAGTTGATCCTCAGCAGCCAGCAAATCCAAACCCTAGTCCCAACGTAACTAACACTCAAGAACAGAATGTAGTTCAAGATAACGATCAGGTTTCTACAGTTACTGGTAACAACAACACAGTTACCCAAGAACAAGATAATAGCGTTAGCCAGATGGGTGGTGACAGCAGAACTCAGATGGGTGGTGAGAATACAACTCAGGTGGGTACGGGCATTGGGATTGGTGACTTTATGCGAGATCAAATGAGTAATCCTAGTTATTACTCAGAAGCAGGCGCTGCCGACGAAGCAGAGAAACTAAAAAATAGTTACATTGATACTATTCGTCCTGGTACCACTACCGAGATGGATACTGCAATTAAGAATACACAGAAGCAAGAAATCAGCCAGGACAATGATCAGACATCTGAAATAAACGGCAACGATAATACAGTCATCCAAGAACAAGATAATTCTGTTCGTAACTATGGTGGAGATAATCGTTCCTTTGTTTATAACGGAGGAAATTCTGGTGTAGATACCCCAGCATCTATGGCAACATTAGCTGGCTTCTTTTCTGTAGACGATAGTCCAGCTGCTCAGGCAAAGTTCCACGATTTGCATAATACTCTGAACAATGATGCTCAGAAGAAGTACTCTAACTTTGGCTCGAAGTTATCAGCCAAGTTTGGAGGATTTGACGCTCGCAGTTACGACCCTGATGAACAGGAGGCTAATAATCTTGCAAGTACACAAAGAAGCTACGATGAGGCAACAGTTGCTAAAAACAAAGTCTTTGGTGACTTAAGTGGAGCCAGACCAGAATATAAGTTTGGGGCACCCCCTAAGTCAATATATGATGACGACAAAGATGATGACGAATGATTAAACTAGAGAAAGTAAAGGTATAACCAAATGGATCATAGTGCTATAAAAAGTCAGTTTACGCAAATACTTACAGCAGCAAAAGAAAGGCGTGGTGACTTAGCAGTCGATTCTATGATTGTGTCATCACACTTGGCACAGATGCGTACATTTATGCTACGCCGGGGTGTCGAGTTCTATGCAGAACAAGATTCGTTTGGAACACGTAAAGACTTTATTTCCAAGGTATGTGAAGACAATATGCTTGAGATGAAACTCGAAAGCATTGTTGATTACTTCCTATGTGACGGACAAGGTTTATTTTATTTCAGACCAGCAGGCGATAATTATCAGCTACATTATTTCCCTAAAGATAGCTATAGGTCATACCGAGATCAAGCAGGTGAAATGGATTCACTTGTGATGATCTATTCATTCAATATAGAAAAGAGTAGAGCATTGGATGCTTACCCCTCCAACAATGGACGTGGTGGTAAGAAAAAGTGGATACAACTAAAAGTATTTAAAGACCGTATCGAGCAAACGATATCAGACGAAAAGATTGAGTTTGAAAATCATATGGGCACGATGCCCTTTAAGATGCCAGGATCTACAGAAACGCTGGTCAATACTCTTGGATATATCCCAGCAATAGAAGTTTACAATCATATGGATTGTACTGGAGAGTCCACCGGCAATGGTGAGTTTGATTGGTTAGCACATCAGATTTTATATCACGATGAATTAGTTCGAAACATCCGTAAGAATATGAAGTTCTTTGGTAACCCTACGCTTGTATCTAGTAGACCAAAACACGATATTCTTGAAAGTGGCGACGACAATAATTTCCGTCCCACCATCAGCTCACAAGCTGGATTTGCCCCAATGGGTGGATCAAGCAGTCGTGTATCTCAACCATTCGGTGGTGCCTCACTCGATGGTCAAATCAAGGTACCAAGGGTGATTGCAAACCTTGAGCCTACTGACCGTGTTCAGTACATGACACCTGACTCAGTATCAGGTGACCAGAATATGTACGTAAAACAGTATCGTTCTGAAATTCGTCTTGCACTAGGTGGTGTCGATGATATTGATATTGGTACCGCACAGACTGCTTATGAGATCAAAACACTATATGGACGTGTAGCAGCAACAGCTGAAAAGAAAGCTCGTGCCATATTTAGCTACGGACTGTGTAAGTTATTCGCAATGATGATTTATACAGAAGAGGATATGTTCAAAAAATCGTTTGGAGCAGTACTTGGTTTAGTTGAACCTTCATTCCCTCTGCCTGAAGATTATCCAGACGCTGCTGAATATGAGCAAGTAAGTGCAAAATTTAAGGAGGATTCAGCCATCTATACTACAGAAAGGGATGAAGCTTTGCGTGCTACACTAGATTCAGGTGAGATCCCTGCTGGTGTCACTGGATTGATTCCCGACGGTAGTACTAAAGTTGACTGGCGTTGGATGGGTGAAGTATTTGAAGAAAGTACAGACGACATACTTAATAACAGTATTGTTGTTCGTAACCTTCAAGAATTAGGTGTTGATTCAATTGAAGCACTTAAGTATCTTTTCCCAGGCAAAACTGATGAAGAACGAGCAGCTATGTTAAGTGGCTATCCGTTTAGAATGGTTCAGCAGACACAGCAAAGTATTAACAGTTTCATTGGATTATTAGGCAGCTTATATCAACTGCCCCATCCACAGATGCCAGACAAACCACTCGCATCTGACCCGAACCTTGATCTAACAGGGTTCTTATATAAATCACTAG